CCAGTGTAACCAGTAGGACCCGTAGGACCTGTGTTACCAGTAGGACCCGTGTCTCCAGTATCACCAGTTGGACCAGTGTAACCAGTATAGCCTGTAGGGCCTGTGTCACCTTTGGGGCCTGTGTCACCTGTAGGGCCTGTGTCACCTGTGTCACCTGTAGGGCCAGTAGAACCAGTGTCACCAGTGTCACCAGTATCACCAGTCGGTCCAGTGTCACCAGTCGGTCCAGTCTCACCCGTAGGACCTGTTGTACCCGTTGCTCCATTAAATGTAAGTATTCCGAATTCTATATTGTTAATCTGAGATACAACTTGAAAAGGTACTAATATATGTAATCCGAGTCCTACATGCCGCAATACAGATCGGACAACTATATCATCTACATAATATTTTACATAGATGCCGTCATATACAATTCTAAATCGAGTTGATGTTGTATATGAGGTGCCTGTGTATACTGGACTAACATTGCTTTCATATATATAGTATATATTAACGTCAAAATAAAATCCATAGTTAATATCTGTATAATCCCCACTTGACGGAATCTCAGAAAATCCACACATGCATGATCCACTCGTTTGACCCGCGGTTGCTGTTAAATAGACTCCAGTTGTATATGCTTCTGTGGAAAATGCAAATTGTGCACCTCCCCAACCTCCACTCGCTGTTGATACTAGACTGCTAGGATTAGAAGAAATAACGGTTACATTTGTTGTATTCCATGTTATATTCTGCGGATTATACATATATCCACACGGTCCTGTTGCACCAGTAGGACCAGTAGGACCAGTATCGCCAGTACGACCAGTGCTCATGCTGTCCGGTTTCTATATAAGAAACTCAAAAAACAGGCGACGCTTTTTCACACGCTTAGTTAATGGATCCCCGTATTCTCCGAATAAAAACAACAGATGATATGCTTACTATTCTGCGTGAAAAGGGGAGGCCTCTATCAACATTCCATGCAGGGAATACCATTCATGTATGGAATAAAATGAATAAAGGATACACGTATCAACTTCAAGAGGAGCCGGGACAGGGGCTTGATAGTGCTCTACAGGTCTATGCAGATCCTGGAACAATGTTATCATTGGGTGTATTCGAAGGTAAATATCTAAATGATTGTATTCTCGAGTTCCCTGCGGAATGGTTTCTACATGCGATTGCCCTTGAGAAGTTGCGGCCAACTGGTCCGACAGTTGACGTGAACTTCTTTCAGGCCGATTCACGGCAACCCCTTTCAGAATGGAAGAGAAAGGGATGGGTACCAGGCGGCCCGAAGAAAAATATTCTCTCCGATCCAACCAAAAATCCAGATGAACGTGGATGGTTTCAATGGTATTGCCGATATTGGATGGGGCGCCGCCTACCTGAGCTCGATGCCGTACAGATTGCACGCTGGCGCGCCTTTTCACGCCATGCCGGTCAGATAAAAGCAAACTGTCGTCGTGGTGATTTGAAATGCCGTCCTCGGCAGCGGCAGGCGCTTTTGCAATGGGCGTGGAATCCTTTTATCTAGTATTTTTAAACGTAGATGGTAAATAGATGGATGCGCAAGAGGCGTATTTCTATTTAGCACACGCCGAAGATATATGTGATTATAAGGGTTATCCTGTACAGGTAGATGTCCCTGATAAAAGCGTTATTCTTCAATCAATGGTGTGCGGTGTTCCATCTTTTTGGTCAGACTCAATCGTTAATGTCTTTGGAGATCCGAAATATAAAGCTATCTTTACAGACCCCTTCAGAAAAACAGAGGGGCGACCTAACTTAGATATAATCAATGAACTCCTCGAAACAACTCTAGAAGTACACGCCCCCCACATAGATATAGGAGTTATTCTGTCGAGAATATATACAATAGGATATTATAAGCCAGAAAAACGATTTGGATCATCCGGTGTACGAAAGGCAGGGGATAACTCTTCATTTGAGTTCATACACAACTTTGACGATCATAATCTTAGTATTGGTCCATTTATACGTTTATTCAGAGGATCTATAAAACCTACCGAAGATGAAGTACATCATTATTTAAATACTCATGAAAACAATGAGCGTTTCAAGCGGGAGGGATTATCTGAAGCCGATATTTTATCATTTTATGGAGATCCTCTCTTTACATTTAACTTTATTGACTTTGTAAAAGAGCACCCTGGTATTCATTATCATTTATTGTGTCGAGATGTTCCAAACTATTGTAGAAAAGGTGCAGCCAAACGACGAGAACTATCAGCTGAAGTGCATGGTCATTCAAAAGGCTCTACGCGGAAACTTGTTGACTACGCAAAACATTTGAGAGTTGTAAATGATATTCAGAGCCTTGAAAATCTCATAAGGACCATGACTGTCTCTGAAATAAAGTTACTATTTGATGATATGCTACATACACCTAAAACATATAGAACAGACAGTACAAGTTGTGATACCCGAGACAGCCCTGTGTATTTTATAAGGCGGATTATGGATATCACCAAAATCGATCCTTTCGTCTTTAGAGATGAGTTAGTCAAGGCAATGAATCATTGTAAAGTCAAAGGTGATACGTACAACTTGGCGGAAGCAGTCATTAAACAGTACGCAAAGAAAAAGAGGCGGTCAAAGACGCGGTCCAAGACGCGGTCCAAGACGCGGTCCAAGAGTCGCTCTAAAAGAGAATCTCTATAAAGTAGTATGAAGCATGTTGCATTCGATTTAGACAGCACTCTTGGATACTTTTACGTAGTCAACGTACTGTCTCTTTTCTGGAGCCCAGAGTTTCTAAACACTCGATGGCAAACTCATTTCACGGGTCCAAGGCCTATTTCCGCGCGACTAACTGCAAAGCTACGGCAAACACGATTCCTCTTTTACAGATATTTACTGAATGAACCAGCCCTTCTGAAAAAGATACTCCGTCCAAATCTGGATGAGATGATTCTACCACTCATTGAACAGCGGCATCGCGGTGAGCTCGGGGCAGTCATTATCTATTCGAACTCACCGGTCTATGTTTCACTCGAGTTAGCGAAATACATTATTGAACATCGGTACGGTGCGCCAAACCTCTTCTGCTGTCTTGCCGATGCCTTTCATCCTCTTCGAGGTGTAGACCATGGAGGGTGGAGAAATGCTGAGCAGTATACGGAACCCATCAAAACATTTGACGGCGCGGCAACTCTTATACAGAAGGTGTGCAAGTGGCCTACTGTTCGTCCTCGTGACCTTATATTTGTTGATGACCGTGCTGAGAGGCATCAGATTGAAGATGCAGTCCCCGAAGGGCTCACCTATATTCAACCTATTGCATATGTCTCTCGATTCACAGCTACTCAGAAACAGCGGCTTTTTATGCTTGCTCTACAGGCGATGAACTCGAGCGCCCTTTTACAGGACGATGAGTATCTTGATTCACCTTTCTGCAATCGGCGGATTGGAACGATGCACGCAACACGGATATCGATTCACGGATTTGAAGATTTGTTCCAGCACGTGTGGGATGCGATGGAAGAAATCAATGAAGATGCGCGGGCCGTGTGGCCTGAGAATGGAAAGATTCGTGCGGCTTTAGAAAAAGCGCTTTCGGATGGCAAACACCAGCGTTAACAGAACGCCACCCCACAGAGAATCGGCGACTGCCATGCGCCAGTCATAGCGCTTGAACAGGGCGAGATTTGTGAAATCATAGACAGCATAGACGCAGAGTCCGAGAAGAAAGGCGGACTGATACGACGTAGGAATCGTCGCCAGATATCCAAGTGCGAGATAGACTACGAGTGCTGGTACTATACGAGGTGCGGACGGTGAGCCCTGAATAGAGCGCACCATCGACATAAAAGACGGGCCAGTCAAGGTCAACCAGACGAGGTCAACAACAAAGACCGCTACGGATAAAAGAAGAACTGTTTGGAGATTCATTACAGGTGCGTTAGATTTCTATTGGATGAGAACATATTGACATATAGGATGAACTCGGAGACAATGCGCCTTGAAGGATTCAGTGAGAACCTGAAAGGACGTATGCTCTATATTGTTGGCGGAACAATGGAGCAGCAGAAATACTTGCTGAGCACCCGGATGGGGATTCTAGAAACAGAAATAGCCCATCGGGGACGCAAAGTGCTTGTCTGGCAGCATTCATCCGCACCACCGAAGTGGTTTCTTCTAAAGGGTGGTGATGCCATCTTTCATATCCGTGATGCAAATGATCTTCGCCTTGCACTCACCTACATTCAACATGCAGTGCGCCCTGTACGTGTAACATGGGGAGGTACCGAGCCTGCTGCCAACGTGTTGTCTATGTTAGGAAAGATTGACGGGCTTAGTTTAATTGGCTTCGGTTCAGTTGCACCCGCAGCTGCGGATTGGAATGCAATCTTCTGGCATACGGCGGCCACGATTGAAACGGTCGAGCCGGGTATTGTTGCTCGCATGGGAACCGGAGTTTCTCTTCGGTCTGTTCTGAAGGAGCTCCATGGCTCGGAAGTTGCACTTGTCTGGTCCAACATTGGTGAATCGGACAAACGCGGAAGTTTGTATTGGTATGATCCTTCGGAGGGGGCGGTCACGGGAGCTATCCTAGACCGTCATGAATCTGCCGAGTTGCTGCGAGCTGTGGCTGATTCATTGGTGGCTGGACAATGATTTATTTATCTGTCCTTAGTATACAATGAAGGGCTTCCAGATGTTTGTAGCCACGATGCTATTTTACGTCGCCTTATCATACGTTCTGATGCCGGCTGCATTCTACTACTTTGGCAACCGTACTCTCATGGCGGCAGGAAACGGGTTCATAGTAGGAAGCGTTATCTCCGTAGTGATGTGGCTATCTTTTCGGTCTCAAATAGTATAGATTGTTTAAAATCTCTTAAAGTTAAGAAAGCCCGATGGGATTTCTTAACTTTTATTTTCTACCTATCGCCCGTCGCTATTTCTAATGAAACAGCTTGCGGCGACCTAGTCGCCCGTCGCTATTTCTAATGAAACAGCTTGAATGTGCCACGCTTGGCCTTGTAGCCCGCCTTTACCAGGCGAGACAGCGCCTTCTTGCCCAGCGTGTGCTTCTTCTTGGATACGATGCGGCCCTTGCGCGTCTTCATCAGATCCTTGCGCTCGAGGCCACCGCTCGTATGCTTGGCCGTGCCGTGCCACACCTGCGCCTTCGAGCCCACCGTCATAGAGGCCGTCGCCGCCTTGCGCGCCACCTTACGCGTCGCGCGACGCGTCGCACGACGCTTGCTGAGGAAACGTCCGCGTCTGTTGCGTCCGAACACAGTTCCACCGCCGTCCATTGTAATCTATTGAGGGACACTATTTTTTTGCAAGGCTCTCTATAATCTTTTCTGCAAGGGTGGCCATGACTTTTAAATCATAGATACCTGCAAAATGGATAAGAAAATCGCCCGGGGCCCAAAGAGGTTGACCGGGTAATCCCTGTAAATACGCATTGATCAGTTTGTGTTCGGTAGAAATCTGTGTGTGGAGAAAATCGTCCTTGATGGTTTCAAGTAACTTGATAATCGCAGCATTCTCCCACCAGATGTGATAGGTCAAATCAGTCTGCTGACCCACGCGCTCCCAGAATCCACGAAGCCAAGGGCCATTTCTCATAAGCATATTACCCGAGTTCAGATGCCCACATGCATCAATGGTAATCATAAGGTCTTTTCCGGAGGGCAACATGCGTTCAAAAAGATCGGATACCTTCACTTCAGGATTTGTAATCAAGACATCCGAATCGGAGAGCCATACCAACGCTCCATCCGGTTTTGTTTGTAGAAAAGAAAGAACAAAGCTTACCTTTGACCACGGAATGGGTCGTGTCCTATCCCAAAACTCTTCGCCGCCTTGAATGTATGTATACCCATGTTTCTCTGCATACGTACGCTTAGATGTAAGGCATTTGTCCAGAGCTTTACGGTAATCGTCACCTATGGCAAGAGTGAGTATCGTGACCATTAGGTAAGAGAAGTGTCGTTCTTTAAAGCGGCGCCGCCGGGTAAATTTGAAGCGGTAACTTAACTACCGCTCATCCACAATGCCCTTTGAATACACTAAGAATGCTAACGGAGAGTTTATCTGCCCCCATTGCGACCAGACAAAGAAGAATCAAAATACGATGCACTATCACCTCAAGAAGCATGCAGGGAACTTCGAGCACAACTGTAAGGACTGTGGAGCGAAGTTTCTCCATGCCATCCAGCTCAAGAATCACATTCTATCGAAGCACACTACAGATACGGTACGGAAGCTCAAGTGTCCTCACCCAGACTGTGCGTTTGAGACTCTTACCAAGTCAAATCGGCTCATCCATTACCTCCGCACGCATTGCGAAGAGGAGGTAAGGAAGATTATGCGGATGACGAAGGGCGACAATGCAACGACATACGCGTGCACTGTCTGCAATGATGTTTGTGTTTCAAACACATCCTTCTGTTATCACGCGAAGGGATGCTTGCAGATTACGGATGCTGCCAAGCAGCGTGAGATGGCAAGTATCATTTAGAATCGCTCGGTTTGGTAAACGTCTCGGAGAGTATCACCAGATTATAGAGGTGGTATCCGAGAGCACTAAATCCTAGTAGAAGAAGCATCTCATAAAAGGGACGTTCAGTCTTTTTTCCATGGTATCCAATCCATAGAACAAGAGGGGCTACGAGGAACATGTGGATCAGATTAATCCAAATCGCATTTGACTTGGCGAAGTAACGAACCACCGCCTTGAAACCGTGATACGCTAGGATGACAATACCGAGGGCAAACAGAACATTATAGACCGCCTCGGGAGTAGCGGCACGACTGAACCCCACATACAGAAAGAGCGGGACAACTGCGGCAATGTGAAACACTGCGAGAAGAAGATGATGATCCATTATAAATGGCTCAGCTTTTTTAGAAGTGGCACTAACATTTTCTCGGCTTGTTCAAGCGCCCCTTCCATCCATGCCTGCCGGATTGAAAAGCTCTCACCACAGAGATATAGACTCGGCATTGTATCCGGAAGAGGATGAATGGATTTGGCACTTTCCTTATAGGGGTTGTAGTGTCCAGGGAGCCAATAGGTAGTTCCTTCTTTCCATGAATGGGCCTTGTAGAGAAGAGGAGTCGGAATCTTCGGATCAAACAAGCCACGAAGATCTTTCAGTATAAACTCACCCGTCTTCTTCTCTCCGTGATCCTCAATCATTTTCATCAGTGGCCTTGCATCCTGTGAATCCGTATACGAAATCTGGCAAGTTCCTTGCGCCGGATTGCCAGGAATCATATAACGTACCGGAGTATCCGTAACAGTTACACCTAGATTCTCATACCACATCGGCTTCGTAATCGGAAACACTGCATAGAACCGAAGAAGAGGTGCCATTTGTAGATGTTTCAGAACAGGGAGCTGGAGACCCTTGATGCGGGCAATGGCGGCGGAGGGTACGGCGCAGACAATCGCTGATGCAGTCACTGCCTTTTCTTCACGGGATAGACCTTCTGATGGAGGACCCACTCTGAATACAACACGATGGTCGGAAACTTCCACGGCTTCGTGATGCGGAAAGACAGTTCCACCGCGTTTCACAAAATCGGCGCGCATGCATTCAATCAACTTCGATAGACCCTCCACACAGATTCCATATCCTTCATGCGATCCCATCTCTCCGCGAAAGACATCGAGGGCGAGATCGGCACGGAGAAGGTCGACCTCGGCACGATACGGAAAGCGCGTTAGATACGCTTCAGTTGCAGCGGCACCGTGGATTTTTATCAGTAGTTTCTTTATCGTCGAGTTTGCGAGTTCTTCTGGCGGCAACGAGCCAAGCGTATCAATCATAACAGGGATAGCGGGCTCAAACGTGTCGGGTTCTAGTGGACTGCTATAGGTTGACTTGTACAGTACTTTAGAACCAATCGGGGCAAAGGTGAGCCCATATCGTTTTATCAGCGACAGAAGAATCGTATGGTGTGTCGAGATACGGCCGGCACCTTCTTCCCATTGAACAGGGTGTCCATCGGCCGTGCCGTGGAACGTGAAGCTGCGCCCTCCGAGAAACTTGTATTTTTCATAAACGGCCACGCGCATTTTCGGATACTTTTTCAGGATTTCTACGGCTGTATGTAGGCCCGAGATTCCGGAGCCTATAATAACTACGTCGTAGTCCATGCCCTAAAGATAAATGCCATTTTTATATTAAAAATATCATTTATTTTCGACCGGTTTCTCAACAGGAAATGGAGCAGAAACAAGTTTCTGCAGGGGCTTCAAATAGACAGCAACTATGCCAACAGTAACAAGTGCTGCTATTACGACTAAAAGCTGATTCTTCTTCTCAAAGAGCATACTATATAGTAGTGTTATTCCTTCCAGGCCTCATACAGAATCTTCGCCCAGCGAATCACATCATCCGTTGAACTCGACTGAACCTTTCCAAGAATCTTATTGTCCGCAACGGCAATGAAGGTAGGAATCGAGCGAACGCCGCAGAAACCAGGTGTATAGTTATTCTGATCAATATCACACTTGAGCCACTCAATCTGCGGTACCTCCGCAATCAGACGTTCACCATCGAGGCGTTGGCAGGGTCCGCACCAGCCCGCACTGAACCAGATAATAATGAATGGCGCAATAACATCGCCGGGCTCTAACGGAGAACGACCAATCATCTTCTCAAAATCAATATGCGATATAAGAAGCTTCATTCTGATGTGTAGGCCTTTACTCTTTTGACCGGAGGAACGCAAGTCCTCCGCCTGTCGCAGCAACGATCGTGAGTAGACCGACAAACAATCCAGCAGCGAGCCCATCATCTACCTCTTTTCCGCCACCAACCTGTTCGATTGCAGGAGGTTTGAGAGAGTTTGCAACGTCACTGAGAGAAGGTACTCCACCACCCATACGAGGTAACATTGATGCAGCACTAGCTGTACTAGGTACTAACGATGTAGGTAATGCTGAACCCATACCAGGTATTAACGATGTAGGTAATCCTGTCATGCCCGCGACTGCTGACATAAACCCACCCTGGCCTATACCCATCATTGCCAGAATGGGTGTAAATACAGCCGCGCTTCCAAGAATCCAGTTAAATGGGCCACGAAGCGGCCCTGCAACAGAATCGGGTAACTTACTCAAAACAAACAAGAAGAACACTGCACCCGCGCTAACTAAATAAATAAATCTGTAGAAATCAAATATTCCCGAAATATTTCCATTAGGAAAGGCGGTATTTATACCAAAGAACCTTAATAATGCATCTGGAACAAATGGAACCTTAAATCCATCGCTAAAGTTTGGACTCAAAAGAGGAAAACTCTGCAGAATATCAAAGGTAAACCATGGAGCCAAATAGAAAAACCAGATAAGAATAGATTTGTTTCCTGACGGAATCAGCCCAGCCAACTGCTCCGCATAGATCACGCATGCAATATTTGTAAGAAACTTAAGAACAGCGAGAACATAGTTACCCGTTACTGCATGATTCATACCTGTAAATCCAGTCACCACGGTAACTATAAATAGAAGGGGTTCTGGCAATGGCAAAGCTGCACTTTGTAATGTACCTAATATCGCGGCCATCTCTGACACTACCTCTTATGATTCTTGAGATGATTCTTACGTCACATGTTTAACTTAAGGAAGCCCAATGGGCTTGTTCAAGTTAAACTATTTGATATCAATGTGACCGTATTAAATCGTAAATAGAAGACCCCCAAATCCATTCACAACTCGCAACACATTGTGGTTCCGAGCGTAGACACGCGCTCTAGCATTTCCACGTGGAGGAGAGTACTGCGGTGTTCCAGCTGCCGCCGTAGAGTCGGGCTCCATTGTCAACTGTAGAACCATATTATCAATCCGACTCGCGTTCAACGATCCAGTCGGCTGAAAATCCTCTGGCCGGAGAGAAAAACTGTAGACATAGACATATGTTTGGAGAGGAACGTTCGTATGATATTGGTAAGGCTGTACGAGACGGAAATAGTTAGCATCACGCTCTTCAAAACGGTCATATCCATCGACCTGAATCTTTGCAGAGGCTAGCATATTTCTTGCAATCGCTTGGTCACTTGAGGTGACAGAGCTGAAGTTAAACCACTCGTGATTTGTTACCATGATATCGCGTTGAACAAACCAGATAAGCTCACGAATAGGATGATTAAACTCGAGGCGAATATTTGATTGAAGGGCATCCTTCGGAATAGAAATAGGCATCGTGTACTGAATCTGCTCAATCAGATACTCGTGGGAGTTGGCAACAAATCGCCGCCGTTCCTCCGTATCTAAATACATGTAATCTCCCCATACGGATATATCACCCAGTGATACCTTGTTAACCTGTAGTGAGCCACATACACTCGCTAGAGATGATGAAATATAAAAGAGTTCTTGCAGGGCCCGAAGCTTGATATTCAGCCGGATAGGATGATACTGAAGTGCGAGAAGAGGAAGATACTGGCCCGGATTACGATTGAACCAGAACTGTAGCGGAACATAGACCTTGAATGCCGGATCGGAACTTTGCGGCTCGTTGAGACCCTCCACGCGTCCAACCATAATGTTATATGCAGCCTTCTGGCCAGTAGGAATCGTTAGTTGATTCCATACTTCCATCCATTCTCCGGTTTGTTTATCAATCTCTTGCTCACCGATTTCGATAGAGATTTCTTCAATAAGTGCATGCCCAACCGAGTTTACATAAGGGACAACTTCTCCCGTAGTAAGTGTAAGCGTCGGAAGATTGATTTCAAGCAACATGGGGCCGAGCAGATCCCCACGGCGCGGGATCAGGCACGTCATCCTCTTTCCGAAATCGGGGGTGCCGTCAAAATATAGACGCTGTGACTCAATCGCAAAGTTCGTATACCGACGATATACCATCTTAAACCACGTGACTTGAGGGTTTCCGGTTAAAAACACATCCTGTTTTCCCTGTGCCACCAGTTGGAGTAATCCACCACCACCAGGCATTCTAACAGAACGCTACAAAGGAGTATTAAGCCCTCGACAAAAGATGTTACCTTCAATGCGGCGGTAGCTTCGCATCTTTAAAATAAACATGCGATGATAGCAGATGAGTCGGAACGAAGAACTTAATATACTTATCCAACAGTCCCTTTATTCACTTAATGTGTCGACAGGAAAACCATACATGGCCGATGAGATGCAGGTTGCAGACGGAGAAGGTCAGCGGCGATGGCAAGACGTTTTTCAAACGATTAGTTCTTCATCGGGAGTGACTTCATACCCTATTCCATATTTACCATCAACGTTATTCGGCATTCAATCGACTCAACCTACTGGTCCTACGGGCACTCCTGGTGCTCCTGGTGTCACTGGCCCTACTGGCCCTACAGGCTGCACTGGACCAAGTGGATTAGATAGCACTGTCACTGGCCCTACAGGTTATACAGGTCCCATTGGAACTGGCCCTACCGGGAGAACAGGTCCTACCGGTATAAATGGAGTAACCGGATTTACTGGATCAACTGGGCCTACGGGGGTCGGTAGTACGGGACCCATTGGACCTACCGGGTTTCAAGGACCGACTGGTAGAATAGGGCCCACTGGATTGGCATCAAGCGTTTATGGGCTCATTAAAGTTCCTATAGTTGCTGGCAACTTTGTTGGTACATCCGCAAGTGTATCGCTACCAGCCTCATTCGGAACCTATAATGCAGGGTCATCAACGCAATCAAGTGTTGTTATTAACTTAAATGCCGGATATTCCGCAAGCAACTTACCATTTTTTATTGGATCACTCCTCTATTATGCTAATAGTGTCTATAGGTGTATCGACTTAAAATATGGAAGTACCACAAGCACTGGAGTAAATATTGTGATTACTCCCACTGTTTCACCTATGACTCTAACCTTCTCAGAACTTAACCAAACAAACTTTCCAGCTGCTACTAATGACACCTCCGGCTATTGTTTGTATATCATAGTGAATATAATGAACTAAGTTTTGGCTGCTTAAAAATGACAATCGCCGATAATAAAGTAACATCTATTTTTAGTAAATGCCGCTTTCCCCACCGCTTTGTCTCCAAGTATTATATTCACAAGTATTTTCTTATACTACTAATCGCTGGAGAGTTATATTAACCGTCACACCACAGGGGACCGGCAGTGGCGAATATAACGGTCTCAATATTGCAGTTGGTCAGTGGACAAGCAATGCGAGTTATGGCTTTACATTTTACGTTGTTCAAATCATAACTGTAACAGCACTCTCAGTAGAATGTATACTTGAAGACGTTGGAGGCTATAACTCAGTTATCGATCCCTCTCAAGGAATCGAGGGTGGTGGTCCTAACGTCGGTTATATTGGATACGTCTTTGAGTTAAACTCTAATGGCCTCCCTGTCATTACAGCTCCAACAAACCCTATTACTTCACAATGGGCTATATCCCAGCTCTCACGATTCTTATATTTTAATACTGGTGCTGGAACCTCGAACACGGGTGCTACAGGCGCTGCAGGGACAACGGGTCCTACAGGTGAGAGAGGTCCTGCCGGCCTCGTCAGAAACACTGGTAACACAGGTGGCACAGGTCCCACAGGCCCTACGGGAATACAGGGTATTCCTGGAGACGCAGCAAACACAGGTGCAACGGGTTATACTGGTAGCATGGGCCCTACTGGCTATACGGGCCCTGGTGGCGAGGCCGCAAATACAGGCGCAACAGGTTATACTGGTAACACGGGTGCAACGGGTAAAACTGGTAGCACTGGTGTAACGGGTAACACTGGACCGACGGGCGTCATGGGCCCTACAGGTATAACATTTACCACCCTCTATCTTAAAAATGGTGATGGAACAATCAATGACACAACAAGCTTCACAGTGACTGAATATGCAGAAGTCGCAACCCTTGAGTCTTTCGATTCAACAAATGCCATATACCTTCAATCAACTATCCCTGGCAGTGCGATTTTTGTCACAGGGCTTACATTCCAAGTAGGTCTCTTTGATACAGGATTATCTGCATTTGCATATTCATTTTTACTAGACAATAACTATTTAACTGTTAAAAACTCAACAACAATACTATACTCATCATATGCTTCACCATCGTGTGATATTTCTATTTACACAGATAGTCGAACTGTTTATTTTCAGATTAATGGAACTACCGTTGCAACCTGCCCGTATACGAGCGGAACATATTGCTATGAGACGATTTCATTTTTAACTACGACAGTTACCAATGTCCGTTTCTATCCCATGAGTCTCGGCGTAACCGGTCCTACGGGTAACACTGGCAATACGGGTAACACAGGTAACACCGGCAACACGGGTAACACTGGACCAACAGGCAACACTGGGCCTACAGGCAACACTGGGCCTACAGGCAACACTGGGCCTACAGGCAACACGGGTAGCACGGGTAATACTGGACCTACTGGAGCAACTGGTGCAATCTATGTTCTTCCAACAACACTAATACATGTCATACAGCTTCCAACAACTATTCAAGGAACTACATTTATAAAGTCAGGAGGCTCTCCAAATACGTATGATGCAAGTGTCTACTCTCTGATTCCAACAAATGTGGGCATTGCGTATGCTCAGGCTGCAAGTACTACAGTAAATATCACATTCGGATTTACAGCATTTACACTTAATCCCTCTTTCTCTCAATATTACTGGACGTTCCAAGGCGGTGGCCTTTTATATTATAATACACCTGCCACTGGTTCTGTATATACTGGCTTATTTACAACCTCTACGATTGTAAGCATAAGTTACAACGGATACACTGTAAATTTATATAAAGATGGACTACTTCTAGCATCGATACCTGCTACGCTTACATCACTGTACATGCTGGGCGAGTTCTACAACAACGGTGATAGTCTAGTGAATGTCGTGTGGGGGCCATCTATTCTTGGAGCCACTGGTCCTACTGGTGTGACTGGTCAAGCGGGTACAACAGGTAATACGGGTAACACTGGACCTGCTGGCACAG